AGAGTAAAATGTTTAACCAGTTACTTCCTTGGCCCCGGTGCTTGCACCGGGGTTTTCTTTCTCTAGCTTCTTCTTATAGTGAGCCATCACAATGGGTCGCAAAGACGCAAACAAAGACACAAAGTCGCAAACTCGCAGAGTATAAAAAGGAGCAAGGTCGCAGAGTCCTTGATCCAAGAGCCTTGGACCTTGATCCCCACGAAATAAAAATAGATCACCCCAAAAGAGGTGCTTTACCAAGAAGAAATTTAAGCCACCATTTACAGAATACTTGTAGTTCCAAGCGATTTGATGAGGAGAGATTTTTACGTTATTGTTTTTTGTTGTTTTTAATTCCATCCAAAATGGCAGACCAGACCAAAGCAAATGCACATCTGGAATACCACCACCAACTCTATTTTCTATCCTCGTTGCTATCATGTTTGATGGTAAGTTCGACCTCATTTGTTTCCAAAGATTTGCTTCCATTCCTCTGCTCATTTGTAATGTCCTTATATTTACCATCAACCACAAATGCTTGTGGATATTTTTTCTGCAAGTCAGATAACCTTGCAACTATTTCATCTCTAGATAGCTGGTCAATGTTATGAGTTGTTTCTCTTCTATCGATAGTGAGTCCACCCAAAGCAGACCTAATCTTTTCAGCATTGATAGCTGCCGAAAATTGACCCTCTTCTTCTGCACCAATAGAAAGTTTCTGCAATCTTTCGAGTTGACCAATGAGAGTGACCCCATACTTTCTTTCTTTTTCTTGTCGAAGTTCAGTAATGTATTCAAGAACGTGGGGATAGTCTCGACCATTCAAAAGTCTAGAGGCATATTCATTGGCTCGTTCTTCAGAATATCCTGCCAACCTAGCACACTCTGCATTACTATAGATACCCTCCACGATTTTCCTAGCAAAAGTCTTTTGTCTATTCGTAAGTTTATTTTTCATATCAACCTCAGTTGTTTATTGGCAACAAGATTATTACAAAAAATATTTTTTTTCAAGAACCCTCTTTTTAGCATATTTACTAGAAAAAGTGTAAACAACGTAAACACTTGTAAACAGGTAAGGGCATGTTTGAGCCTTGATTTATTGGGGGTGTTTACACTGTTTACAAGATTTACAAGCAAAACCACTCAAAAAAATTTTTTTTTATTTTTTCTGGTGAAACTGTAAATAGTGTAAATTTGTAAACATGGGGGGTTGACTTACAATCAGACAACAATTAGATTAAATATAGTAATTTTAATTATAACAAGGAGACAAAGATGACAAAGATTACTAAAATAGATCGTGCTACATGTACCAAGTTGCGTGAGCATTTGAATAAAAAACTTTCTGACATGTTTAAAGATGAACTAGGTATTACCTTAGACTTTGGTAATGCATCTTATGATAGTGACTCAGTTACTTTCAAATGTCGTATTGAGATTGAAGGTGCGAGGAGCGAAAACGAAAAGTCCTTGGATGATATCAAACCTTTTATGTCTCACATTGACTTTGATAAAAAAGTTAAGTTGGGTAAGTATTTATTTAAGATTGTGGGTTATAGATCTAGGGCAAGGACAAAGCCTTGGGTATGTCGTAATGAGAATGATGGTCTTGAGTATAGTTTACCTCAAAAAGATATTGATGCTTTTTTTAGGAAAGCATCATGAGGATAGTACCTTGCAAGAATGGTGTAGGTGAGTGGGAGATTGATCCCACTCACGAGACCTTTGATACTTATGCAGAAGCAGAGGAGCATTTGCGTAAGTTAGAAGACGAGATGTCTTTGGTGAATATTCAAATGGATTTATTTAGATTTTTAGAGGGGAGAAAGTAATGGGTAAATTTTCTAACAACGAGGCGATAGATATTGAAGATCGTCTAGGTGATTTATTACTAGATAAATCTAATAGTGAGGCTCTGGAAATTATTGAAAAGGAGTTTGGTTCTTTCCAGAAAACTTATGCAGAATATTTAATAGATCAATATAGGGAGTATTCAAATGCCTAATCATTGTACAAACGAAGTGTATATAAGTTTCAAGAATCGAGGAACGACAGAAAAGTTTCTTGAATTTGTAAAAGGCAAAGACACAGAGGGAGAAGAGATGCCTTTTACATTCAATGCAATCATGCCAACACCAGATGGTAAATGGGATTATGATTGGTGTTGGCAAAATTGGGATACCAAATGGGATTGCTATGAACATGGGGGTGGAGATAGCAGAGTTGTCATTGAAGATGATGGTGATGATTTTGTACGCATAAATTTTCTAACTGCATGGTCCCCACCTCAACCAATCTTAGAAAAGATCAATGAAAAGTTTGGCGATAAGATTGAGTATTGCAGATGGTTTTATCGTGACGAGGCAGACATGTTTTGTGGTTATCTTGACGTAGATGTGGGGATGAATAATGAGTGAAAAGAATAAAATAATTATTGATAGAATTAAAAAAGTTTTTGGAAAGGAAGAAAAAGCTGAAGTATCTACTGATAAAGAAGCTGGCTCTAATACATATGCTAAAGACAATCAAGCTGCAATTAAAAAGTTGAAAGGATAGATATGAAAATGACAGCAGGCGCAGGCTCTGGTCAAGGCAGAA